CTAGTAGCTCTGATACAACTTGTTCTGGAACTACATCAGAGTATGGTGGTCACACAATCAATCTAGACTTGCACTCTGGAGGAAATAATATTAAGATAGGACAGCAAACAGGCTCAGGTAATGCAGACCACTCTGTCAAACTATACACATACGGTGGTGAGAATAATAGCATGTTTGTTAAACAAAACGGAAATGGTAACAAAACCCTAAATATGACGGTGAGGACTGATGGTGGTTCACAATCTGTTGTTCAAAAAGACAGTGGAACACATACTGCTACTGTAGATTTAGGTGGAACATATCATACAAATTTAAATTTGGTTCAACAGGGTAGCACAAACCAATCGTATTCTCTTACACAGAACTGCCAAACTTCTGGTGGTTGTGGAGTATCATTAACACAAGGAAATTGAAGTGAAAAAATGGATTGTCTCTATTCTAGTTATTATAATGTTTTGCGTTATACGTTTTGTAGATCCGTGGTTTTTAGATATGGTGCGAATGAAAGCACTAGACCAACACCAAAGAACGCAACAAGAAGTAATCACAGATAAAATTATAACTGTAGAAATAGATAATGATTCCATAAGAGAACGTGGTCAATGGCCGTGGCCTAGAAATGAATTAGCAAAAGACATAGAAGAATTGTATCGTATGGGAGCTGCAATTGTTGTAGTGCCTATATTGTTTGCAGATGCAGATAGAATGGGTGGTGATCAACAATTTGATGAGATGTTGAAAAAGACTCCCACCATCATAGGTCAAATACCAGCAAATCAAACCAAAGGTAATCCTGTCCCCAGAGGTGTTGCAACGATAGGTGCGCCATGGCAGCCGTGGGTATACAACTATGAAGGTGCAGTTGGGCCAATAGAGTCATTTGCAAAATCAGCAATAGGTGTTGGTATGATGTTGATTGCACCAGAGGGTGATGGTGTGGTTCGTAGAATGCCTTTGGTGATTCAAATAGATGGACAACTATACCCATCGTTGTCTATGGAAATACTAAGAACAGCAGCTGGAGATGTCAGTTACCAAATGAAAATTGGTCAGGGTGGTATCGAAGCACTACGCATACCAAAATACAAAAAGATAATGACTGATGCGAATGGTGCGGTGTGGATTGATTTCAAATGGAAAACAAAAACCTATTCACTAAACAAATTAACAGACAATGATTCATTTGAGGGAAAGATTGTAATTCTTTCACCAACTGCTTCTGGTATTGATAATCCAGTTGCAACACCAGTTGGAGTTATTCAAAGTCACGATTTGATTGCTGCCTCTGTAACAACCATGATGACAGGAAGGAACATCACAAGACCATTCTGGTCTGATTTAGCGGAGCTGTCGGCAACCTTAGTAGCATCATTGATACTAACTGCCGCGGTGCTAACACTAAACTGGTATTTCGGTGCAATACTTCTACCAATATTCCTTGCAGGGTCTTACTATGGTAGTTCATACCTATTTACTGAATACAGTTATCTAATAGATTGGTCTTATCCTATTCTCACTATGTTTGTGGTTTGGTCGATTGCAGCTTTCTTACGGTTCATGGAAGAATTTAGATTGCGTCAACAGATTAAGAAACAGTTCGAACATTACCTTGACCCAAGACAGGTTGCAATTTTACAGAAAAATCCAGAAGCATTGAAACTTGGGGGTGAACGTAGAGAAATGAGTTTCCTCTTTATGGACATTGTTGGGTTCACGCCTATATCAGAATATTACAAAAACAATGATGATCCAGAAGGATTGGTTGAATGTATCAATGACTACCTAGACCGTATGACCAAGATTGTCTTGGATAATGGGGGTACGGTAGACAAATACATGGGTGATTGTATCATGGCATTTTGGAACGCACCACTGGATTGTGAAAACCATGCAGAACTCGCAGTTCGTACCGCTATGGAGTGTGCGGTGGAGACTGAGAACCTAAAGGTCGCATGGAAGGAGAAAGGACTGCCAGAGATTAATATCGGTAGTGGCGTCAACACAGGAACGTGTATTGTGGGTAATATGGGTAGTACCACTAGATTTGACTATTCGGTTATCGGTGATGCAGTCAATCTGGCTGCAAGATTAGAGGCATCTACTCGTAATTACCACAAGAAAGATGGGGGTATTGTTAACACAATTTACTCGTCATATACCCAAGAACAGCTGCCAGATGACCTAAAAGGTGTCGAATTGGACAAAATTAAGGTCAAAGGTAAGAACGAATTGGTAACTATTTACAAACCTCTTTAGAAATCAATGACTTACGACCAGCGATAATGCTTGACAAATCCTGCCCTAACCCTTATAATAGTTATATAAGATGAAAAAAGAGGTGAATAAATGAGTAAAGTGATGAATTGGATGATGGACATGGAAGAGTACACTATTGATGCGGCTGAAATTGTACTTTCGGAAGTAGAAAATGTCACCAGTAAAGTGGCAATATTGTCAAGTGTGGTTGCACATGTGTCATCCCGAATGGATGTTGTTGACGAAAACTTCATAAAAGAGTATTTTGAAGCAAATATTGACGATTGGCGATTTGAGTTTAATTCTAAATATATCTAACAAACGCTTGACAAATCCTGCCCCAACCCTTATAATAGTTATATAAGATGAAAAAAGAGATAAAAACTATGAATGTTGTTTCAATTAATAAAGTTAAAATGTTTGACAAAATGTATGATGTTGTTGCAGATACAATAACCCTTGATAAATGGGTTCGATTGTACAGCGTTGAACGAGTTGCTGACCTTTTACCAAGTGATGCAATGGATACTTATAGAATGTGGTGTGATGACATTACTGAAATCCTAGTCAAAAATGAAGAGACTGATTTGAGTGAATACAGAATCAAATACTACTCTCTGTTGCATCGTGACTTGAAAGACTATAAAGAAGAGTGTGATTGGGAAATGGTTCGAAGCATGGAGTATGCAACGAAACTGAAAGAAAATTACGCACTCAAATCAATAGCTGCATAAATACTATTATGGACGCACTTACACACACTATTATAGCTACAAGTTGCATAGGTATTGCATTTGCAGTTGGGAGATATTTTCGCAATAATATTGCCGCTGAAAATATTGTTAGCATACTTCTTGATAGAATGGAAGAAGATGGTTTTATTAAGTGCAAATTAGATTCAAGCGGCGAAAAAGAATTAGTTAAAATCTCAGAAATTATTGCAGACCACACTAAAGGTACTTGACATTCTTCACTAATTTATGGTAAATTTATATTATGACTATGCATATGATGCCTGTATATTATACAACTAATAATACAAAAACTAAAAAGAAACCTATCAAAAACAAAAGAATTCTTGCTGCTCTTGCTGAGCGTGAGGACTATCTTCGTAAACAAGGGTGTCACCCTGACCAGCTCAAAAAGAAACCTAAGAAGTTTGTAGAATGGAAAGGTCATGATGTGTATCGCAGAGAGACAAAGTATATACCTAGTCTCAATTCTACTAGTGGTATAGATAGTTGTTCAAAGAAAGATAATACGGAACAATTAAAAGTGTCATCTAATTATACAATCGCACCAGCTTATAATAAAGGTGCATACCAAGTAATAACTAAAGAAAGTATAAAGGACATTGGAAGATGACTGAAGAAAAAGTAGAAATTGTTGAATTGAAAGAATATGAAAATGTTTCTAAAACCTCAACACCACTGAAATTTCAGCAACCATTTGTTTGGTATATGAAATGGGCATCTTCGATAGTGCTTATTATTGCAATGGTTATGACCACTAACAACATGTATCCCTACAACATGTATTTACAATGCATTGGTGTTGCTGGTTGGTTAGTTGTTTCAGTCATTTGGAATGATCGAGCATTGATAATTGTAAATGCAGTTGCGGTTGCAATTTTTCTAAATGGTATTTTTCAATATTTAGCAAAAGGATAAATCATGGTACGAAAGAAAATAAATGCTACTACGGACAACAGTAAATGGGAAGCACCTGTAAGAAAGAAGTTTCGTAAACCACGAAAACCTATGACTGATGAACAGAAGGCTGCAGCAGTTGAACGTCTTGCAAAGGCAAGAGCAATAAGAGCTGCAAAGAATCCTGATTATGGTCAAACTAATATACATGAAAGTTTACGTGACTTAAATGAAGACCATCAATTGCATCCTGATAAAGTCAAATTGTGGATTAAGACACAAAAGGATCTTGTGAAGGTTGCTCGGGCATCAGTCCGTCAGAAAATTAAAGGTTCGGAATCAAGACTTGCTAACCACGAAGGATATATTCGCAATATGCAAAGTTATCTAAAGAATGGTGATTGGGTAGATATGTTTTATGGTGAACACCAACAGGGCAAGATAAGACAAAGTTGTATTGCATTATCTTATTATTGGTATGGGCCAAAAAAAGGTCAACCAAACCGCACTCCAAATATATATTATCCTGATTTGGGTTGTGTGTGGACAACTGAAATGGAATTGGAGGGATAGTTTTTTGGAAGAAGAATCTAAAAGTGGAGAAGTTATTGAGGGCCCGTGGAAAAAACGGAGCATAAAACTTCCATCTGAAATCGAAGCAGAACTTGAAATAAAAAAAGAATTTGCTGAGGATTTGACTCAAGAGTTAATTGTTCATATGATTCAAATGTCTAATGATAATGGTATTGATGTATCAAATGAAACTTTCTCACATGATGTCGGTATCATAATTGAGTTTGCAAAGGGTATGGTATTTAGAGGAATGGGTTTAGAATATCCAACACAATATATTGTAGATACCTTTGTTGAAGTCGTTACTGATCCTGATGGAACTAGGCACACAGAAGTTGACTTGCAAGTTTTATTGCAAGCCAGCAAAATATTTTCGGATGATGAAGAATAATGATTTTAGTAGATATGAGCCAAATTTCAGTCGCAAATGTTATGATGCATTTGCATATGACTAAGGAAACTAAACCAGATGACAGCATGGTTCGTCATATGATTTTAAATTCGTTACGCATGTATCGCACTCGATTCAAATCTGAATTTGGAGAGTTGGTGTTGTGTTATGATTCCAAACATTATTGGAGGCGTGACTATTATCCAGAGTACAAAGCTTCTCGGAGAACCAGCAGAAAGAAATCAAACCATGATTGGGATGCTATTTTTGGTTGTCTTAATAAAATCAAAAAAGAATTCTCAGAGAATATGCCCTATAAATTTCTAGAGGTATATGGTGCAGAGGCTGATGATATCATTGGCGTTCTTAGTGCAGAATCTTCTGACGAAATTATGATATTGTCTGGTGATAAAGATTTTATTCAATTACAAAAGTATCCTAATGTGAAACAGTATAGTCCGATTACTAAAAAAATGATTGATGGACAAAATCCTGTTACATATCTTCAAGAACATATCTTCAAGGGTGATACCAGTGACGGAGTACCTAATGTGTTATCACCAGACAATACATTCACTGAAGGATTGCGCCAACGTCCGTTGGGTGCTAAAAAGATTTCATCTTGGATTGACAATGACGTTAATGATGTTCTTCCTAACAACGAAGTAAAACGTAACTACCAAAGAAATAAAAAATTGATTGATCTTACTTGTTGTCCAGAAGAATTGTCGTCTGAGATAATACATAAATATAAGGAAACGATAGTCAATGATCGTAGTAAGCTACTGAACTATTTTATTAAAACGAGATTAAAAACTCTAACTGAGTCTATAGGAGAATTTTAGAATGGATTTATTAATATCAGAAATATTGGACAAAGTGTCCAAAGCAAAAACAAAACAAACCAAGGTTGCTCTATTAAAACAGTACAACACCCCAGCATTAAGAATGGTACTCAAGTCATCATTTGACCCTAAAATCAAGTGGGCGTTACCAGAAGGAGAAGTTCCTTTTAAAAGAAACGATGCACCAGCTGGTACTGAACACAGCGTTCTTTCATATGAGTCTAGAAAACTATATCATTATATTCAGGGTGGTAATAATCTGCTAACCCAGAGTAAGAGAGAAACAATGTTTGTTCAGATGCTTGAAGGTTTGCACGAAACTGAAGCAGATGTCCTTATCGCAGCCAAAGATGGATTGTTACATCAAGCATATAAAGGTCTATCTGCAAATGTTGTAAAGGAAGCTTTCAACTGGACTGATGACTATATGATAGATGACCACGCAGTTTATCATCAAACGCCCGGCCCTGCAAATGGGTGATGACCTCGCAGAGATGGAATTAAAAACTAAGTATAATAAGAAGGGACTTTAATATAATGAATGGAATTGAACAGCTAGTGATTGGCACAATGGTCGGTGTTGTTGGTGCAGTTGGTCAACCTTTACCAAAAGATTTAAAATCAGAAGCGGTAGAATGTCTTGCACTCAACATGTATCATGAAGCAAGGGGTCAAGGAACGGCTGGAGAACTGGCAGTGACTACTGTTGTGATGAACAGAGTAAATGATCCACGTTTTCCAAACACAATTTGTGGAGTAATAAAACAAGGTCAAACGCGACCTAGTTGGAAGGGAACGGGGGAATTGATACCTGTAAGAAACAAGTGTCAATTCAGCTGGTGGTGTGATGGCAAAAGTGATAAACCAAGAGATAAAAATACTTATGAGAAAATGAAAGATTTTGCTAAAACACTATTGAGTAATAAATTACTTTTCTTAGATATCACTGATGGTGCTACGCATTATCACGCTGATTATGTCAATCCTTCTTGGGCTAAAACAAAAACTAAAACTGTGGAAATACAAGATCACATATTCTATCGTTGGGAAAAATAAAACTAAAAACGCCTTGACAATTGATGGGAAGTTTGGTATAATGTTGTTATCGAATAATGAAAAGAGAACCAAATGAATATATTTTATTTAGATCGTGATCCTAAGATTGCTGCACAGATGATGTGTAACAAGCACGTTGTGAAGATGATACTAGAGAGCGCACAGATGCTCTCTACCGCACATCGTGTCCTTGCTGGTGATGAAGTTGCAGACTCCAAAGGTCTATACAAGATGGCACACAAGAACCATCCTAGTACTATTTGGGTAAGAGCAAATTCAAAAAACTATGATTGGTTATGGCAACACATGGATGCTCTGATGAAAGAGTATACCTTTCGTTATGGCAAACACCACGCTACGGAACGTCTGACACAACATCTTTTGGAACATCCTAAGAACATTACTGATGGGGATTTTACTGACCCACCTCAATGTATGCCAGATTTCTGCAAAGTTGCTGACACTGTTCTTGCATACCAGAATTACTACATACTAGAGAAATCTAGCTTTGCAAAATGGAAGAGTAGAGCAATGCCAAAGTGGTTTAATGACAAACAGGACTGTCTTACTTAAAGGGGGAGTAATGGAACTTTTGGAATTTGAACTTGCAACTCAACAAAAACAACTATACAATGCATATACACGTATAAAAGAATTAAATCATGAGATTAATATTTTAAAACAACAAGTGCCTAAATATCCACCTATTCAAATGGAGTTTGACTTTAATGCCAACGTATAATTTCTATAATGATGAAACTAAAGAAGAATTTGAAGGCTTCATGAAAATTTCTGAACTTGATCAATATAAATTAGACAATCCCCATATCAAACAAAGACCAAATTTGGTTGCTTTTGTTGGCGACCATATCAGTATTGCAGCAAAAAAGATTGATGGTGGTATGACTGAAAGATTAGAACAGATTGCACATTCAAATCCAGGCTCTCCTCTTGCAGATAGATATGGGGGTTCAACTAAATCAATTAAAGAAATTAAAACAAGAGAAGTTCTCAAAAAACATGGTGTTCTTGACAGGATGGAAAAATATAA